TAGATTACCAGAAAGTACAGCATTATCTACTGCTAGTCTCATAAAACCATTCATTAACGTCTGGGTATCATCCATGTTTTCTGCTAAACCTACACCAAAGAAACTATATGGATTAATTTCGTATGGACTTGCAACATATGGAATACGTTTAGGGGTAAAAGGATTAATAACTAATCGTATTACCTCTCCATTACATACCCAAGCATTTATTTGTATTTCATCATCTTTAAGAAACTTATCAGGAATTTCTAGATTCTGTGTTTCTGCAATTTCTTTATCTATAGTTCCCCAAAATTCTAATACTTCATATCTTTCTACATCACCATTACTTGATGCAAATCCCTCTCCACCAAAATCTGAAGAGGTATCATTATCATTTAAACTTTCTTCCCACCATTCCTGCTGGTAATTCTCACCATATTTAATAGCGTCATCAATAGCGTTTGATCTAAAAAATGGACGCTTCTTTAATGCTCTAAGTTGTGGTCTTGTTAAACGATGACGTTCTACAGTATAAGTAGAGTCTTCCATATTATACGCATCTGGATCAGGATAAAAATCCCAGACAGATACATACTCTACTTTTGGAATTGTTTTTATTAAAGGATCATAATCACCTTCATCATCCCACATTGGATATTCTTTATCAACAGCAAACGGACCCTTCATAACAGCAGTACCAAAGAGTACACATTCAAATACAGAAAACCTTAAATGCTTTGTTGCTACAGATTCTTCTAACTGATCTTTAATTTTCTTTTCCATTTTCTTAGCTGCAACCATAGCAGGATGGAAAGTAATAGCAGTTTGTGTTTGACCTGGACCTTCTTTAAGTCCTTCTATATCACTTAAATCTTCTGTTTGTGGACCTAACATATCTTTAAGTGCGTCTGTTGTAGCACCAGGCTGAAGATCATTACCATCTCCAGGACTACCATATATATCTTGAATTTGTTCTAATGCCTGTTCTTGCTCCTGTTCTTTAGGATCTACGTGAACAGTATCTGCAACTCCATCAGGTAATGTTGTGGGTTCTACACCAATAGGAAATCTATTCTGACTAAATAAAACATCTACTAATTGACCATATGCAGCAAGTACTTTAGTTTTAGTTACTTTAATAAATACGCGAGACTTCTCAGTTTCTGTAAACTGTACGTCAGAACCGTATATACCCCGATAGTTTTTATACGCCTGTACCCACCGTTCTTCATCAGAATATCGTCTTGTTCTGGCTCTTTGGTAACGGGCTTCTACATAACCTACTAAACTATCGTAAGATTTTTCACTCTTAGTTTTTTCTTCTAACGCACTTAACTCATTTTTGTCTACCATATTTTTTCCTCTTTGGCTGTAGAGTTCTATTTACTTTTTTAGAAACAACTGATAAATTCTTTTTTCTATTATCTCTTGGGTTTCCATTCTTATGATGTACTTCCATACCCTTTGGGGGGTTTACCATTTTCCTTGCTTTATTACGTCCAGCCCTGTCTAACTTACCTTTCGCTGTACCATGTGTTCTTATATACTCTCTTCTATAATTACGTGGTTTTCTCATCTTTAATATCCAAACGTAGAATCAGAAGGCTGGTATCTAGTCTTCGGAGTATTCTCATACGCTACTCGTATATTTGTAGGTCTAGACATTATCATATATCGTAGCGCATCATATAAGTGATCTTCTGCCTTTGTATCAACATCTTCAGGATTACGTGGGTCTACTGGTAATGCTGCAATCTGACTTATTAAATTTCTACAACTATGTAGTATTTTGATCTTAGGTTCTTCTAACTCTTCATCAATTGTAAATCTCTTATGTAACTCAATCTTACCTGCAACCCTAGATCCTGGTGATCTATCTGATGGTCTAAATCTACATCCTTCTCTATTTATAGTTTCTGCAATTGATGGGCCTACATCACCTCTTTTAGCCCAACACGAACTATCTAACAATGCATCCTGTATTCTACCATCATCTGCTTCTACTTCCATAATCATCTGACCTAATTTATCAGCAGTCATCCGATTAACATATAACTCTCTATATATCCACAAACAGCCATCAAAATCAACAGCCCCCCATAGAATAGCAGAGTGGGCAGCGTATCCGAAATCTGCTGCTCTAATTCGCGTCCAGCCATTCGGAATCTCAAAACTTTCACACGTATGCACTGTTTTATCAAACTCAGGAAATGCACCTTCTTCAACTACATCCCAATCGCCATATAAAAACTGTTTCCTTTTTACTTCAGGTAGTGATGCTAACATAGAAACATAACTAGCGTCCTGTGTCAAGTAGGGATTATCCCAAACTGATGCAGATATAAACTTTCTAGTTAATTCGCTTGTTAATGTTCTTCCATCTACCTCGTATTCAATCTTTTCAGTTATCCTTGTATTAGGTTCAGCAGGTTCTATAAACATCTTCTTAACCCAAGCTGATCCTATATTACCAGGGTTTCCTGTTGCCCTCATATGTAACGGTATAGAGGGATCTGTAGTACGCAAAGATGATCTAAGAAAATGCCAAATATCAGGATTTGCATACTGTGGTAATTCGTCTACTCCAATCCAAGAATACGATTGTCCTTGGTATCTTAGCACATCTTGTAAGTTTTCGCAATACCCAAATTCTATTCTGGCTCCACTAGGGAAGTACCACGTATTCTCTTGTGCCTTAAACTTTGCTCCAGGTGCAGCTTTAGGATATAACTGCTGCGTCTGAAATATAACATCTCTTAATTCTGGCATCGAGCGTCTTATAAGTAATGCACGATGCATAGGCTTTTCTATAAATCTTAAAGGTGCTATAAGAAGAGAATAAGTTTTACCCCCACCTCTTGCACCTCCATAGAAAACCTCACGTTCATTTGCAGCAAGAAAGTTTGCTTGAGGTCCTGGATTAGATTTAAAAACAACTTCAGGTTCTTTCGCTACTGCATCCGTAAAGTCTAGAGGTTCTTCAGAAACTACGCCTCTATCTAATGCTTTATTTAATCGTCTCTTTGCTTGGTCTGCTTTAATCCTAGTTTGCTTTTCCGTGTTTTTGAGGTCTTCGATCTTTCGTTGTTTGGGAGATAAAGAACGTCTGCGTGTTTTTCTCCTAGTCTCCAACTCCTCTTCAGTCCATGCCAACTTGTGTAACCTAGTAGCAGACAGTTTTCTACTAGTTTCATTTTCTAACCACGTTGCTACCTTCCTAACCGAATGGCCTCCCTCACGTATTTGCATAATCGCACGATCAAGGCATTTAAATGCGTCAGTATCTGGAACATACCAGCTATCGCCCTGTTTCTCCACGACACGATCATATCCCCAAGGGATTCTACCAATTGCTTTAACTTTTGTACGTACTCCATTCTTATCCTTCCGTTTGATCATTATCTTCCTCAAGAGGGGGTAATATTACAACAGCAGATGCAACACCTTTATGTTCAATCTTTTCTGTTTTAACTATACCAGTACGATCTAATATTTCTTTTGCAGCGGCTAACTTTTCACGATTGCCTAAAGCACTAGGATCATCTAGAACACCAGACATAGACAATACTGCTTTAGGTGCATTAGCCGCAAGCATGTTTTCTGCCCTGTCTATTATTTCAGATTTCATTGTACGAATTAATCTAGCTGGATACTCCGTCTCTGCATACCCTGCCATATTCATAGCTTGACGAAAATTACCATTAGCTTCACCAAACAATGCATTTAAGAATGTTTCCTGTTGTTCAGTCACATTAATAACCTTTCTTATACATTCCACCTCTTTGGGTAAAACCACCTTCTTTTAATTTTTTTTCTGGTTTAGAAGCTTTCCAGACAGGATCATCTACTTCTTGCTGTATTTTTTTTAGTTCGCTTATAGGAATTTCTTTTCCCTCTTGAATAATTTTTAATTTTTTAAGAATTGGGTTTCTGGGTAAACCCCACTTTTTTTCGCCAGACATTTAATTATTCTCCATTTCTTTTACCTTTACTAATATAAGCCTTTATTCTTTTTGCAGACTTACTTTTTTTACCTTTACTAATATATCCCTTTATTCTTTTTTGGAGTTCCATAAATCAAATAAGACCTTTACCTTTTCTTTCAGTGTGTCTATCTCACCATGCATCTTTGCTAATACTATTACAAGCGTTATAAATCCAAGTGCAATAGGCCATCCTTGTACGATTACTGACCATCCCTCTCCCATATCACAACTACTACCCCCTGTTACTTATACGATCTCTAAGACACCACGCTGTCTCCCCCACCAAACTATGATCGTCTTCCCACTTTAAACTTTAACCGAAAAAGACTCGCCGCAACCACACTGACTATCTGCCATTGGATTAGATACCTTTAAATACGTACCACCTAATTCTTTAACATAGTCTATTTTACTTCCTAACGTATACATAACACTCATACCGTCAATTATAAGGGATACTCCATCGCCTATATCTATTATCTCATCTTCTTTAAGAGGACCATCAGAAAAATCCCATATGTATGAGAACCCTGAACACCCCCCACCTTTAACTCCAAAAGCTATATACTCTTTATTATGTTCCTTTGTAATATCACAAAGATAATTCTTAGCTTCCTGAGTAATATCCAGCATTTATACTACATGCCTTTTAGTTGTTGTCTTCTCTCCTGCCTCTATACGTCTTCCCATCTCTTCATTTATAAACTTTCTGAACTGTTCCAGGTCAGCATATAATAAATGTTGTCTATACTCAAACCAGAGTTTAAGTATTTTATCTGCCATTTCTAATTGTGTTATATCATCTTCCATAGCGGAGACTCTAGTCAATGTTTTCCATTTTAAACATATCCAGATCTCTATCAGTATGACAATTGCATCTACATATGTCGGGATCACAACCGCATTCCTCGCAACTATCACACTTACATCCTGTAAGGGTATCTGTATTATTCATAACCATAACACTATCCTCCATTACTATTGTATTCTCTCCGCTAATTACATCGTCTACTAAAATACTCTCTTGACCGCAACCCCCAGTATTCCTAACTACAGCCATATCGTCCATCCTACCTCCGTAATAGTTCCGATAATATCCCATTTATCATTTCTTACATGGGCCTCTCTTAGTAAAACCACCCTTTTTCATCTTTATCTTCTTTTTAGGGGGTCTACCTACTTTAGTTCCATACGTACCTGGACCTTGGGGCATGATTCTCTCCTATATACTATAAAAAAAAGGGAGTCACCTACTGTAATTTGAAAAAACTCCCTAAAATACACCTATTTTCGCTGCAATCACCTTTAAAACAGTATACCTAGTCACCACAGTCTCCTCAAAGAAAGGATATCTAGTCACAGTAGGTATTATATTACAGATTATATCACATTTTATATAAATTGTCAAGAAAAAAATAATATTTATATAAAATTACAGTTAGTTTACGCAATAGTGTTACTTATTTATAATCTTATACAACTACTATGTTTACAAATTACTTATTTAATGCTAAAATTTTAGAATAAATAATGAATTTAGTATAAATTAGAGTACCCCCGTTGAATATTTAATAAGATACTTCGTTTGGATCTCCGTATCCAATTAAAGATACAGGATCTTATCATATTTTTACCTGTTTGTCAACCCCTAAATTGCATTTATAGGTAAAAAAGTGTGTATTTCTAGGTATATGTAAGTTTACATCTTATTTTTGGTAATTTTTCATAACCACGTATACGTATAACGGGGGGAGGGGTGGTGGCGATTGCCCTACCTTCCAAAAAAGAACAAAACGTGAACACTTCCTATCGAAAAATCCATGCCAACAAATGCCCATTTTAAAGACATCTGATATTATTTTGAGTAGCTCTAAAGAGTGATTGGACTATTGACACGTTTTACCCCTAACGGATCAATTGTGGAGGGTTC